TCGGACGATATCCCTCAAACGGTTCCACAATAACTTTTCTGACATCTGGCTTTTCCCTATTCATTGCCAACAAAATGGCACCCAAGCACACCCAAAAGGCAACGCCTGACACCATGAGCACAAAGATCAACACCGACGCCATTGCCTCCATTAGTGTCATGCTTTTTTCTCCTGTATATCGTAGAACCAATCATCGCCTGCCGCCCACTTCCGTGTACCATCAACAGTATAAAACTCTTTAGCTGCCTGAAAATCTGGAAACTTTGTTTCCGCTGCTATAAGGCTCTGGTCATACCACAAACAACGGTTGTTGGGTTGACAGGCAAACTGTCCATTATCCAACTGAATCCAGTTAAACGATTTGTGTTCTTCAGCCTGTTCTGTGAACCCGGTATCCAAATCCATGCCATCAGCGCAGAAATCCACTGTAAACATATAACGACCAAAGTGCCATTGCTTGTCTTTGCCCAAAAACTTAACGCCCAGATTGCGTAGTCCAATCTTTTCAATGATTGTAAACCTGTATCCCATGCAGTCCCACAATTGCAAGGTGTCAATAGGTAGACAGTTGCTCTCCGTTATCTCGCCCTCTTTCCACACATAAGCATGGATAGGCAACTTGTCGTACAAAGCGCCGTAGTTGGGCAACAATGATTCAATGCGAAACACCTGCCCTCTCAACGCCTTAAGGCTCACCCAAATGGCTGGCTCAAACTCCCCGTGCCCTTTGGTGTGGTTGTACAAAAACTCACGTTTTACAAAGCACTTGATGGGCGGTAATGATGAAACAAGATAGCTCATATGTTCTTCTCCATACATGCGTGCTCACTCGCCGCTGATTTGGTTGTGAAGATCAAATGGCATTTGGTGCATCTGTACAGCAACCCCTCCTCAATCACTGCCCACTTTGCCCCATGCTGCCCCCGCAACTTGCCAAAGAATGTTTTGATCGCTTCAATCATCTTTTAATCTCAACTGATGAACAAATCACATCTATGACCACCGGCACCCGTTGCCCATTGAGCACGGTGTAGCTGTAGATCATCCGCGGCCTCATGTTGCTGTTTCTGCACTCCTGCACCGCCTCTATCGACGCTGACCTGTCCATCGGATGCACCTCTCTTTGCACTACCATTTCTTGGAAATGCGATGGCTTGGCGGGTGCCTCACGGTACACCACAGGCGCAGGGGCGGGGGGCGTTGATGAACACGCACCTACTAAGGCGCAAAGTATAATTGCTGTTCTCATCTTTAATGCACCTCCTTACTACCTGCACCTACCCGCAACCCATCCGCGTACCCTCTTGCATAAGCCGCATCTGCCGCTTGTTGCAACAACGCGATCTGTGTCCGCATAGCTGTCTGCTCATGCAACACCTTATTAATCTGCTCATCCAACTCATCCATTACTTTTGTCATTTCACTCATCTCTTCATCCCCCTTATGTAAATCACCATGCTGTTAACTGTGTCATTGCCAAATGCCTTGAATTTTGCCACCTCTCTTGCTACTTCCTCAATCACTGCATTCCGCAACTCGTTGTAGAATTCTTCTTGCGTCCTGACTACCAAATCTGTGTTCTGCTGAATGTCTTCCAACACCGCATACGCCTCATCTATGTAGCCATCCCGCATCAGTTCCTTGGCCTTCATCAGCGCCATGATCTGCCGCTTTCTCACTTGAATATACCCCTAAGGTGCTCCGCTGCCATTTCTAGCACCATCTCAAAATCAACCCCTGCACGCCTGCACGCCTTTTGCCCCGCTTCAAGCAACTCCGCTACATCCTCCCTACTCAACTCCTCATCAAAGTCATACGCAACCCCGTTGACCTCAAACACATTGCTGTCCTCTGTCCTTGGATCATTTGGGTGACCCACACATGGGCCCCATGTCTCCTCATCCCCTGGTCCTGCTGTGATTCTGCTCATGCTGCTGCTCCTTGCACTTCTTGCTTCAAAGCGCTGTAGTGCTTCATGCAAAACGTCCACTCCTCTGCACTCATACTAGTCATAGCCATTGCACGTGGGTCAAACATGTTAAACAAACCGCCCTGACGAATGCTCTCATAGGTTTGCCAATTCTTCAATTGTTGCTCTGTGAACTTCATCACTCTTCTCCTTCTTTCTGTGGTTTTGGACAATTCTCTGGCACCTTCACCAGAACGTAAACGGCTGCATACCCACCGCCCCTCTTCAATGGCTGTTGCCACCTATCTATGTAAACATCTGGCATTTGGCGAACAGTGCTAGAAATATTCGCATACTTCCGTCCCGTCACCTCCTCCAACTCCCTAATGGTCATCCCATCTTCTATCTTTTTAAGTGCCCTCCTAATGGCTTTTATCAAAGCGGGTGAATCTAGATTCATTTATACAATTCCCAAATCAAATAAACACACCCCACAATAGAAACAACAATTACCACCATGCTTATGATGTCCATACCGGTGCCTCCTCATAGTTGTCTGGGTTGAAGGGGACAGGGCGGTTGCTTTTATCTTTTGGATTGGGAAAAGGTGGAAAAGGCCATGTAGTCATATAGTCACCATCAGCACATGAGTTTCAATACGGTCAACTACTGATGCACACTTACCACCAATGTGCCACCTGTACTTCCTTATGGGTGTCCGCTCCATTTTCCAGTCATAAATCGTTGCCACCTGACCATCACCAAATGTGATAACCCATTCGCATGTCGTCTTGTCACCGTTGTGGTACAAAGGCAACCCAAAGGCCTCTTTGAGGTCTTCATAGCTTGTCTCTACATACCCAACAAGACCTGTGCCATTGCGTAGACCGCCGCGTGTAAATTGCATTGACTTTTTCATATCTTTCTATCCTTTCTGTTGATGTGAGATTTAATTGTATGGCATTTTTTATTTGTCAACAAGTGTTTTTGTTTTTTCTTTTAAAAGTTTTTTTGCTTCTCTTGCTGTCAGCCTTACATGTGTCTTTCTTGTCTCTATCTGTCCTTTTCTTTTTTCCTCTGCAGCAGCAAACTTTTCGTGTCTTTTCTGCGCCTTCTTAGCATCCTTGGGCAGCATGAGCTCTGTGTCCTCCATCCTCAACAAAAACTGTCCCTCATCCACATACCTTATAGATGCGCGTTTGATGAGTTTGCGCAGGAATGTAGCCTCCACCTCATATGTGGAAAACCTGTCAAGGCAGTCCTCACTCAAACAATACCTCCGCCTCCATTGCAAATTATCCTTTGGCGCTGAAAACGCAACCCTTGTCAACCCGCCACATGTTATGCATTTGATTCCAGCCATATCAGTGCACCTCACCCCATGAAGGACCAAACTCTGCATCAACCAACAACGGCACCTTCAACCCCTCAATTGATTGAGTCATAATACGCTCTATCTCCCTCACCTCTTGCTCTTTGTTGTCTGGAATTGAAAAACACAACTCATCATGCACAGTCAACAGCATGGGGATGTCGTCCAATAGGCCAGAGGCCTGCAGGTTGACCATGGCAAGTTTGATTAGGTCAGCAGCAGAACCTTGCAACAATCTATTGAGTGCTTTGTGAGTAAATGAACGCCTGATCTTATGCCCCCATTTCTCTTTGGCGGCCTCATACGGCAACGCCTCAAACTCATCCTTCGTACTCGTTGGTTCCCACATGTCAAACCTTGAATACCTGCCTGCAAATGTCCTAATAAATCCACGCTGTGATGCTCGTTGGCTTGCTAGGTTGTAGATGTCTTTGACAAAGGGAAAGGTGCTGTGGTATTGATTGAAGAGTGGCTTCACATCTGCCAACTCCCGTCCCAAGTTAGCAGCCAGCGCCTTTTCTCCCATCCCATATACCAAACCAAAGTTGATCGATTTAGCTTCCTTTCGTGGCACTCCCGTCAACTCACTCACAAAGGCATGGAAATCTGTCTCTGGATTCGTTCTGTACTGGCTTCTAGCCAACTCCGCTGTCTCCCCTGCTCCATAGTGTACCAACATCCTGTATTCGATTTGACTGTAGTCGAAGGATCCCCATCGAGCATGAAGAACATCAGGAACAAACAGAGAGCGTATAAGCGGACCCAGTTCGGGGTCGCGGGCTGGAATATTTTGTAGGTTAGGAGTGCTACTAGAGAAGCGACCAGAAACAGTCCCAGACTCATCAGAGCGAAGTGGATGAAATTGTCCATGAATGCGTCCATTGATATGTGAATTGGTGATGTAAGAGCGGAGAAAGGTGTCACGCGCCTTGGTGAGTTTGCGGCATTCAGCAATTTCTGGCATGTTCTTTTCTAACCAGTCAGACCTGAATGATGGGGCGCCTTTGGCAGTTTTGGGATAAGACAAATTACGCGTTTTGGCAAGCCGTTCAACATCTTGGGCAGCGTAGATGTTCAACCCACCCAATGACTTCTCAATGGTTTCAATTCGCGCACTAAGCCCCTCATCAATTGCCTGCAACTTGTCTAAGTCTACCCTCACCCCATGCCGTCTCATCTGCAACAACAGGGGGATCAAAGCGCTCTCTAAATTAAACAAGTCAACCAAGTCATCTCGTTGCAGGATTTCTTTTTGTGCATTCCAAATGCGGATAGGCAATGAGGCATCAGCTTCTGCATAAGGCCCAACAAGTGCAGGTGGGCAGCGGTAGATGTTGGCTGCCTGTTTCCTGTCTGCATTACCCCCATACGCCCGGCTTGACCAGTCATACAAAGCGCTCTCCAACTTCGTCTCACCCAAATACTTCTTTGCCAACGCATTGAGTGAGTAGCTGAGTGCGTTCTCATCAATGAGTGGCTCTGCCAACTGAACATCACAAATGGGACCCGCCACATGCACATCCAAGGTGGACAACCAGCCCAGGTCATACTGGGAGTTGGCGAAGATGTATTCGCGTGCTCTGTCAGACAAGACATCTTGCAGGAACTTGATAACCTGTTCCTTATCCTGATTCTCACCCATGGTGTGCGCAATTGGGTAATACCAAGCGGCATCAATAGTTGCAATGGAGATGCCTGCCACATTGCCATGCCCCGTTGCCCACCCAGGACCCAAGTCAATCAGTTTGGGGTCAAAGGTTTCTGTGTCCACACCTAGCTGCTTGATGCTGTCTAAATTCGGGAATTCTCGCAGTTGCCAACCCGTGTCCGGTATGGCAGGCATGGCGCGATTAGTTTGTGGCTTCGCGCCGCCTTTAACGGGTTTGACGACCTCAATATCTTCCCAGAACAACCCAACTGAATCATGTCTCATTCGCGCACCCCCACAATCATCCCCCTCATCCCCTCTGGACCTGTGAAAGGACTGGGGGCTGGGTAGGTGCTCAAATCCATCTTGGTTGCCTCATTCAACACCTTGCTTATCATCTCTGCCCTAAACCTCGCCTCTGGCAAACTAATGCCTTCAACCGATGCTGTATGCCCACCATCCATTGTGTGTACACCCTCTGCATTAAACACCACCACTGGGAACTTAGGATCTGGATGGAAGTGAGATATCTTGTCTACTGCATCGCGGAGTTGTCCAGGGATGGCAGGCAGGGCGTTGTAGTCATACTTGGCAAGCATCTTTTCAATGTCAGGCCAAGGCAGACTCATGGGCAACACACGGCACCAGAAGCCATCGTAGATAAAATAGGTATTTTGATCTTTCTGCACCACGTGCTTGGGATCCTGATTAATGCGCAACAACTCATCCACAGAGGCGGTGGGAAGGGAGAAGGTGTAAGGCGAGACGAAAGGCACAGACACCACAACCACATTGTTGGTTGCATACATGTGCGTCTTGTCCACAAGAATGGAGCAGGACCAAGGCCTACTAGCATCCTCTGAAATAAATGGCGCTATGCGCTTGAGTGCTTTGATGAACCCAGGTGCTACAGGCGTCTGCTCAACACCCTCCGGTGGGCCTTTGACTTTTGGATAGTCAGCGTTTGCCATGAGGGGCAGCACAGCTTTAAAGCCAGCACGTTTGATGGTCAGTTTGTTGTTCTTTTCTGTGATAACTGGTTCCCCGTCACAGGCGTTGACAGCACGCAGAAAGCGGGATGCAGGAACTGTTGCATTGACGCCTTTCAACTTCTCACAAAAAGCATCTATGGCAGTGCACCGCCCATCGTTGCCCTGAATGTGTCCATCGTAGATGTGGATGTGGCTGAAGGCAGGCACCAAGGTCTTGTCCGCCACCGTCCCCGCTACCAACTTGATTGTTTCTAGCATCTTATAACTCGAAAAGTGAATCTTGGAACATGTGATTAGGCTCTGGTAAAGAGTTGTGCCAAGACACAAACTCAAGCCCCGACATCAATCGTCGTGCGTTTTGATCGGTCACGATTTGTTCGAGAGTCAAACCGTAACTTGCTGCTCTGTCAATGATGGCCTGTGCTGTGCCTGGGGGCATGTTGCAGATGTGCATTCCCTCATTGTGCCTGTCTGGGCTCTGGTCAGAGGTTGCAATAGCGGTCAGGCGGCCGTTGTCGTTAAAGTTCACCCGACCCATGACTGCTGTGTAAAGCCAAGTGGCAGAATCAACAGAATACCAAGGCACTTGTTTCAACATGGTGCCACCTGTAGCAGCTAAGCCATGGCATTTCTTCCCTGGCAACTTTCGGTGTACATAATTTGACCAATTGACACGGGTCCATTCAGGCAAATCGTTTCTTGGTGAGACACAGATGTAGTCAGCCATTTCTGCAACCTCAAACATCCTCTCCTCTGACTCATTCTGATGGAACACCGGCAGCACAATATCCCCAAACTCCTCCTTCAATATTTTGAAGTTCTCATCTGACGTCTTGATTGCTTGCGCTATTTCCTCAGGCCCAGCGGTCACCCCAGGAGACCCCGGGATCACATCCAAGTTGATGAGTGACACCTGCACATGCTTGGGGATGAGTGACATGATGTTTTTGTACACCGTAATCAAGTGCTTCAAATCCACCTTCTTACCCTTTGACCAAGCGGTGAAGGCGCCACTATCCAACATCATTTCTTGAATAGCAGCGCCATCTATCTTGCACAGGTCTGCCCAGATCTTCGCCTCCTTCACATAAGCATCATGGCAGGAGCAGAGGCGATGGGTGAACGCCCTTGCAAGACGTTGCTTCATCTCATCTGAGCCACCGGTGGTGCCGGAGAAGAAAAGTTTGACCTTGGACATCTTCAGTTACTCCGCGTTGTGCCAGTACTCAAAGGTAGGCCAGAAGGGGATGCCACCGCGTGGTGTGAACTGCCCCTCAACCCTCAAATACTCTGGTTGCAACAAATCAACCAACGCCTGTGCAATGTGAGTCACACAGGCCTCATGGAACTCACCTGTCTGCCGGAATGAACCTAAGTACAATTTCCATGCTTTGGACTCCACACACCATTCACGTGGTTTGTATTCCACCACAATGGTTGCAAAGTCAGGTTGCCCAGTCAGGGGGCAGAGCGATGTGAATTCAGGCGAAACGATTTTGATGGTTGTCTCTGCATGTGCGCCTGTATGAGAGACGGTAAGTTTCATTGGGTTGGGGAAGCGTTCAAGTAAAGAGGCATCGGCGCCTTCATACTTGTACCCCGTTTCCTTGCCCAAAGATTGCAGATGGTCAGCTTTTGAAAGCTGAATTGCACTATGTGTTGCCATTGGTTCAAAGTCCTTAAAAAGTGGAATATCAATAGGTCCAGGCATCGCCTCAACCCCCTCTTTATGCCAAATCCACAAACAGTTCTTGCCCATTTTGTGCTTTTTGACATACCCTTTCTCACCCAATGCCCAAAGTGACTTGGACACAAGATCTGATGACAGTTGCAGTCTTGCTGCTATGTCTTGATTGGTTAGCCAGCCGTGGGGTCCATGGGATAGGAACCAACGGATGCGGTTCATCGACGAACCAGGTCTAACAGTTCTTCTTTGGCGGATCTGTCCCATTCGAAGAGCCCTTTCATTGCTGAGGTTACAGTGGAGGCACCCTGTCGTTGGATGCCGCGAGATTCCATGCACATGTGGCGGCACTCAATGATGACACCAACCGCTTTGGGTTGGAGTGCATCTTGAATAGCGTTTGCCACTTGACTGGTAAGGCGCTCTTGCACCTGTAGGCGTCTAGCAAACACATCCACTACACGCGATAGTTTGGAGAGACCTACAATCTTACCATCAGGAATGTAGGCGACATGAGCGACACCAAAGAACGGCGCTAAGTGGTGCTCACAATGACTGTAGACAGGAATGTCTTTGACCAGAATGATCTGGTTGTAATCCTCCGCCCCGTCATCAAAAGTTTTGAGAATCTCCGCTGGGTCCTCTTTATACCCGCCTGCCCAATGCTGCCAAGCTTTAACAACACGGATAGGTGTATCAATCAAACCACCCCGCTCTGGGTTCTCCCCGATGACTGTTTGCAACAGGTCGGCAACAATAGTTAACTTATCAGGCATTCCGCATCTCCCTGATTTCGTCAATCAACACGTTGTAGAAGTCCTCATTCTGCAAATAATTGTCGGTGCCTGGCAACCTCATCAACCCTTCCATCCAAGCACGGATGACCAAGGGGTCTGGCAACTTCACTTCCTCAAACCCCCTCGCCCTCAACACATTGGCATGGTTCATGTCCACAGGTGGATACTTGCCGTCATAAGATGTGTGGGTGTAGGCAAGGGCAGCGTAGCCTCCCACCTCCCGCATCATCCTAATGCTCTCCGCTTTTGTGCTGTCAATCAACGGGGCGATAATGTGCAGGTTAGTAATGCCCAGCGACTCGTTAGCCATTTGCTCGTACGAAAGTCGAAAATCGTCAGTGCAATCGGGGTAGTTCGCGTTGTCAGCTTGGCATATGCCAGTAACAAGGGTGAAGCAATCAGCAACAATGGCACGATTGGCAGCAACGGTAAAGAAGAGTGTATTTCGCATCGGTACAAAGGTGAGTTCCACCCGGTTGCCGATAATTTTGTCCATGGTTTCGTAGTCATCATATTGCTCCAAAAGTTGAGAAGAATCGGTCAGTGGTGAACGCCCTTTGAGGATGGGACCGAGTTCCACTACCTCATGGGATGCACAGCCAGCGATTCGGGCAACTTTGCGTGCCGCCTCTATCTCCAAACTGTGGCGTTGGTTGTAGTCAAAGGTGACAGCATGCACTTCCTCATAGTTTTGCTTTGCGAGGAATAAGCAGGTTGTCGAATCTTGTCCGCCAGACAAGATGACCATCGCTTTTTGTTTCAACATCTTTAGTTTCCTTTTCCTAAGTAAATTGCTGAATTCGCACCGTGTTCTCTCACCTCTGCACTCACCACCCGGCAACGTGGTTTGTATGAATTTGCATACTCCGCCTCCCTCAACCATTCACAAGCCAAGCCATAGGCAAACTCTGCAAACTTCTCACACCCAATCTCATCCATCACAATGAGGTCTGCGATGCCCCTTTTCTGGGCCTCAACAAACCAATCCATGTCTGGGTCATCTTTGGCAACCAGTGTCCGGTGGTCGAAGTAATTTTCAAGCTTGGCACGAAGTTTCTTCAACCCACCAAAGTCAACCACCCAATGGTTCTCATCTAGCTCTGTCGCCTCAAACTCAAACTTAATGGACAAGGCGTAGCCATGCAGTTTGTTGCAATGGCTCTTTGCCCTCCATTGACGGAAACAAGCGCTAAGCCCAATTTCATGCCCGTAGGTCTTTGTAGATCTGAAAGTCACGGTAATCCAATCATTTTGTGAAGTTGTAAAGTTAGTCGGTGCCCATGGGTCATGCAGAGGGCAGCCGCGTATTCGGTGTTCTCTTTCGTCTTGTCCCAATCAACAGTTTTGTCTTCATGGTACTCCATCATGGGTTGCAACCAGATGGTGCCTTTGCGTGCTCGAAAAATCATCTGCTCTTTGTGATCTTGTGTGGACATGTTGGGCAACCCATCTGCCTCACTACACTCACCCTTTCGCACAATGTACTTCCAATCAAAGCAGTGACGAACGAAGCCAGAATGGACAGTTGCAGTTTTGGGTGAACAGACAATAGTCGCCATCTTTCCCTCAACCAAATCCTCCATCCCATCTTGCCACAACGTGCCCGCTGTCTCAATCTGAATCTTCACATTGTTTGCCGCTATCAACACATTGCAAAGGTCAAGAAGGTTTTGACGGAACGGCTCACCACCTGTGATGACCACGAGATCGCACTTGTAGGCGGCGCACGCCTCGGCAATTTCCTGCGCTGTCATGTAGGTAGTGGAACTCTCAAAATCAGTATCACAGAAGTGGCACCGAAGGTTGCAACCACCCAGGCGAACAAAGACTGCTGGCATCCCAGCCAATGGTCCCTCTCCCTGAATGGTGTAGAAGATTTCTTGGACCCAGAAGGTGTCCTTAATCTCCCTTTTCATAATCTTATTCTTCCCGAACATAGATGAATCCTTTTTTAAGTAATAGCCTGAGGTGCCGGTTGATATCTTTCTCCTCCATTCCAAACCCAACCTGCGCATATCTTACCAAATCTTTTTGGTCAATGCCAACCACACTTGCTGCCTGTATCTTGTCCAAAACTATCCGTGCATCGCTATTGCCTGCACGGATAGGTGGACGGGACAAGTAGTAGCGCAACTTAGGCCGCTACCAATTGGTTGGCAAGGTTGACTGCCAATTCTTTTGTTGTCTGACCATCGCCAAACCATGAACGGTCAATGCGAACATCATCTGAACGACCACGGTGATGATCCACATGCTCAGTCACAGCATTGATGAGGCCCCAAACTGTCTTGCGTGCTGCCTCAAGGTCTGAACCCATGCCACGACCTTGGTACAGGTCAAACAAAGCGTCCACTGTCTTGGCACTGACCACTGCATCACCTTTCTCATTGGTGTAGGTAGAAACTGAGCTGAAGAAGCTTTCTGCCTGGTCATTGTTAACCTTTGTCCTGCTCCACACATCCACTGACTTGATAAACGAATCCCATGAGGTAGCAGCCAAGCCCAATTGTGCTTTGACCTTTGTCTCATTGAAGTTGCTTCTGTGGTTGATGCGGACAATACGCTGTCCCTTGTTTGCCCCTGTGCCCTCTACTGCAAAGGTCAAAGTGTTGTTGCACACCACTCGGATGCTTGTGAACATAGCAACAGTTGACATTGAGCCGTCACAGGCTGTGCCCAACAACAAGTAACCTTTGATTGTGTCGTCCAACACCTTCGCCTCTTGACCCATATTGGCAAGCGCCCAGTATTTGCGACCATCGCGCAACACACCCGCAGTCTCCATTTGAAAACCTGCACTCTCAGTCAAGTCACGATAAAACTCCAACACCTCACCTGGTTGCACAACTTTGTAGTTGCGTGAAACCACACCCAGCGCTTTCTGGTTGTCAGAGCGGACCAGCACCTTGCGGTCAGGTACAGTCAAGATGTTGCCATCATTTGTTTCGAAGAGCACGTCTTTGCTCTCCAGGCTAAAGTTCATGCCAGCGGCATACTTCCATTCATCAATTGTCTTGCCAGCTTCCATTTTCTGACCCAGGTTATGCCAGGGAGTGTCACCAACATATGCCATTGCTGCTTTGCCGGTTGTGAAGTCGATTTCGTGTGCCATGATAATTTTCCTTAAAGATTAATAAACAATTTGAACATTTGTGCGGGGGTTAGTTTCTGCAGACATTATGTCTTTAGCTACTGTGGTGTACTTGGTGACAAGTTCTTCTGGAGCATTAAGCTCTTTAGCAACCTTTGCCCATGCCACTGTCTTGCGCTCTGCTGTGTGCTTGACTGTGGTAACAAACAAGTTGCCAGCATATGTGCCTGCACCCAACAACTTAAGCTGATTCTTCAAATCTTCTTGTTGTTCGCGCAATTGCTCAATCTGGTCCTCAATGAGGCCTAGGCGGTCTACTAATTCCAAAGTGTTGTTTACTGCGTTTGACATCTTTCTATCCTTTCTGGTTTCTGACATTTACTTTGTCATTGCTGTCCATTGTATGGCAAAAAACATATAGATGAATAACTTTTTTGTTTATTTTCAACAATTGTTTTTATCGGTTCTACATTGGCAATTGAAAAAACCTATTGGTTTGGGGCTGGACGATGTGCAAGCACCTCCGTGCACGGGTGACTCCCACATACATGACGCGCCTTTCTGCATCTGGATTTGCTAGGTATTCTAGGTTGGTTTTTCTTGCCTGATCCAAGTGCAACACCACATTCTCCGCCTCCCCTCCCTTCACCCCGTGAATGGTGTTCACATGTACCTCTGGTTTATTGGTAAATGCCTGTGAGCCATAGGTGCGGAGAATGGACAGGTAGTATTCAATGTCGTCTGATGGAATGGCTTTAAAAGCATCATGCCAAATGGCATCTGTTAACAACCCAAAACTGTCTATTAACTCCTGCAGGGTGTAGGTAGTGTTGTCATCCATTTTTCTTAAAGATTTGAACCCCCTTTTTACCTCATACCCAACACGAAATTGCTCATACACTTTTTTGATAGCAATGCCTGCCTGATAGTGCCCTGCCCGCAACTTCTCCCAGCACCTTATCGCCTGTAGATGTGTCTGGTTCACAGACCAGGTGCCGTGCCTGCGGATGTAGGGGATACCCAAGAGGCGCAAATTCTTTTCAATGTTGGACAAGGCGTAGGTGTTGCGTACCAAAATCAACCATGAGCCTTTGGTCGGGTCAATGGGTATGCTGTCTGGGTCATTGTGGAATTCAATTGAGCCTTCCTCATTCCTAGGCACCACCACCTTCTCATACCTGTGGCTTACTTGTTTGATGATGCGTTGGGACAGGTCAAAGATGCTTCTAGGCATACGGTGTGAGATACCTAGTACCTCTTTTTCACCCTCTAGGGCAAGGAATGTTTTAATGTCTGCCCCTGACCACGAATAAATGGCTTGGTCATCATCCCCCGCTATGTACACCCAGCGGCAATGCGCGAATGCAACCTTCAACACCTCCCACTGCAGGGTAGACAAATCTTGTGCCTCATCAATAAAGGCGACATCGCAGTTGACAGGTGAGCCGTGGGCAACAAACTTTTCCAAAATGTCTGTGAAATCCAGCACCCCTGCCTCTTTCCTGTACCCTTCATAGGCATCAGCAATTTGTTTGAACATGTGCCAAGTAAACGCTGGTTGTGTTAACTCCTGATACACCTCCTCCAACGGCGCCCTTCTGACCCGCGCAAGTGAGGCATAAAAAAGCATCTCATCCCCAAGGGTGGCGCCAGCAGCCAAGCCAGTAGAGTCATCCATGTTGGCGCTGAAGGGCATACGCATGACTTTGGAAAATTCAGTCATGTTGGCAGTTGTAACCAGCTCGTTCTTTTTGACCGCCAACTCCCGGTAGCAAAGTGCATGGATGGTTTTAAAATTGTGCAGGTCTGCTTTCTGGTACTCAAACTGGTCACAGGTTCGTGAGATGGCTTCTTGTACGGCTTTTCTAGTGAAGGAGACAAAGGCAATGCGTCCAACAGGGGTTCCAAAGGCAATCTCCTGCTCCAGCAGCTTCAAAAGGCTGGTGGTCTTACCACACCCAGGGGCTCCTAGGATCAACCGCTGCTCGCCCATTCCAATCTTCAAAACTCATTCTCCACATGCGGCACTTCAAAATCCTCATTCTGGTGTGCAAACTCATCTATTGACCAGCACTGCACACACTTGCCTTTGATATTAAATTGGTGATGGGAAGAACCGGCTCGCCTAAGCGCTGCCCATTGCTCTTTGTTGGTAAGCTCTCTAAAATGTTGTTGATCCAGAAATCGAGCAAGGTCGACTGATCTAAAGTATGTTCGTTTTTCATTTGTCCAGGGTTTGCCTGCGAGTAATTCATCTTGATGCCTTGCCTGTGCTTGTCCTGTGCAGAAAGTCTCTACCAACTGCATAAACCGTCCCTCTGTTGACGCATCCGGTGGTGCCTCTATCAACTCCACATGCTCCAACTTTTCCTTCACCATCTTCTCCCACCTGTGCGGTTTGATCCGGTTGGGCAACTTGTTGATTTTTTCCATGCAAATCTTGCGAAACTTTTCCTGTGACAACAAGTCATCGGTATTCAACTCCAACCTAACCCCATCAACATCAATTATCCAAGTGGGTGGGTCAGACAATATTTTAACCAAGGTGCCCACATTGATAGAGGGCTCATCAGAATCACTCTGTCCAACCCCGTATTCCCTGTGTTTGCACAATTCTTTGTTGCAAAGCCCCACAATGGGTGACTTGGTACAGGGGTAGAAGTAGTTCTTTCGATTGAGAGATTTGATGACCATGCCAACCTCTTTGAAGGGTAGGGGTGGGTCAACGTAGAGCCTGTTGTACTCTGTTACCTCCGTTTCCCAGTCATCCCCAAACTTCATCCTAGCGTAGACACCGAGTGCAAAAAGCCCCTCATTCCTTTGCCCCTGTGGTATTTTGTTGAGTGAGAGTGCTTGCAAACAAGGTGGCCCATCGGAAAATGATTCTGTTTCTTTAATGGCAAGAGTGGCTAGTTTTTCCTCTGTCAACACCGATTTTATCTGTTCTGCCCTTTTGAGGAACTGCAGTACAGAGGCTTTTTTGCCACCAATGATGGCGTAACGGTCTGTTTTGTCACCGTTAAAATACGGCATGTTGATCCAATTGCCAACATCCCGCTCACTTGCCAATTTGACCTGTTTTGGAAATATCTCCACTCCTGGGTGACCAAGGATTGAAGAAAACTTCATCAAGTAGTTGCGTATCTTTTCAGCAGATACAGGGGTGTTGACAAACAAGTACAAGTGGGCACCGCCAGATTTTGTTCTGCAAGGCACTAGGGGTAAATTCATGTCCTTTAACTTAGATTCCAATGCGGGGATGTCCAAGGGGTAGGTGTCAATGTCTATGGCACCCCAAGAACAAGTAGCATCATCTCGGATAGGAATTGAACCCACGCCCAACTTGCCATTCAAATGATCTTCCCACTTGTCCAAACTCAACGGCTCCAACACCGTTAACGCTCTGCCTGAAATCTTTTTATCTCCAACCGATGCATCATTAATACGGTATTGACCGTGTGCCCGGTGTAGCCCTTCAAACAGGGCTTGAAATCTTTCTGCTGCTTGTCTCATGCTTTCTTTCTACGGGGTGGGGGTACTCGCTACACTGCTTACTTTGCGCTTCACTTCAGAGTCACGCAGAATCTGCTTTCCCCCCGAAACTCAACAAGGGTTAAAACGGAACATCATCCGCAGTGGCAGCAACAGGTGCGGCAGGCTTGGCCTCACCGCTCTTTACCGCATCACGAAATGACTTAGCAGCACCGTACAAAGCCGCATCCTCAACTGCCCCTGCAGTCTCAATCTTCCACCCATACCACGAACCCTGATCGTTCTGCTCTGGCACAGTGGTCAGGTGGTACATGTGGGAGAACATGGGAGGAGTAAAGAGCTGACCAGCAGCGTTCTTAAACTTAATACTCTCCATGCGCGTCATCCATTGACGACTCTTCTTCACCTGTGTGCTACTCATGCTGATGAGGGCGGGGGTGAAGAGACCTGTCGCCTTATCAACCACCAACACGTAGTGTGTGCGGGTGTCAACAAGGTTGTTGCCATTGGCTAACACCAACTGGTTCTTTGCATCACGCTGGCAATTGATGACCGTTGGGTCAGAGGGCAAGTGTTCACCAGCCAACCCACCACCACCTGCGGCCTCCCGAGGCACCCATTCAATAAAGCGCCGGGTGAAGTAACAGGGGATGACCAAGAGGCCTGTTTCCCCATTCACAACTTCCTGACTCACGGAGTTAAAGAAAAACCCCTCCTCCGCCCCTTTAATATAGGCACCATCTGATTTCTTCACCTGCGGTGACCCCGATTGCAAAATAGCAATATAGGGTATGGAATAAGAATCACGGTCTGCGTTCTCAAATCCGGCACCGACATCTTGCTCATACATTGAGGCAAGCGCTAACAGGTTTTCCTGCTTTACTGCAACTTCATTTTTCGCCATTTTTGGCTCCTTAAAAAACACCGGGCTAGTTTTTACCCTCCGCCCAGCTCAAGAGGTTTACTTCACTGTTGCCTTGGTGACCTGATAGGCCCCGAAAAGCTCCAATGGAATATTCTTTCCCTGCGCCAACTGCTCTTTCACAAAGGCCTTCAAGGTTGCTGAATGCACTGACCGTTTGTCCTCTGGGTTAAGGCCTAGTCTTTGTGCCGCCGCTATCAATTCTTTCGCCCTTGCATCCTCCTCCTTACCAAACGACGCTGACACCACATGCTTGATGATACCACCAAAGCCATTGGTATTGAGCCATGCAAACGCTGTACTTTCTTTGTCCTTCGGGATGGATGCATAGACATCATCTTTCGTTGACACCTTCATCCCATTGTCCAGTGTAAAGGAACTAACG